TAATCTTTCTTCTTCTATTTCTTCAAATATTTCTTCAACCGCTTCTTCTTCAAAAACTTCCTCTACAAATTCTTCTTCAGGTTCTTCTAGTATTTCTTCAATTTCGGCTACTAATTCTTCTTCAAAAACTTCTTCCTCCTCTATTTGTGCTAGTTCTTCTTCGTACCACTCATCTAGTTCTTCAACGGTTTCAAACTCTATATAAGTTTCTAAGTCCTCATAATCTTCTACTAAAACAGTTTCGTGAAAGATAAAGTCCTCTATCAATTCCTCACTGGAATCAAAAGGTAAAGGGGTTGGATCAAACTCGTCGTAGGAAACTAAATAAACGTCTTCGATGTATTCATAAGTTTCTACAAATTCATCATAAACATCCATTTGCTGATCTAATTCTTCCCATGTGTCTAAAGGAGAACTATCCCACTCTATCCATCCGTCATCATTAAAAGAAACATCAGTACCATACCATTCATTTACTTGTTCTTGTCCGAACTCTTGTAAATCTATTTCGTACCACTCTGCATCAGTAAAATACATATCTGCGTATGGGTCATCGTCAATCCCATACTCATCTTCATAGCCGTAGTTTTCTTCATAGCCGTAGTTTTCTTCATATCCGTAGTCAAATTGTTCTTCTTCAACGTAATAAGCGACAGAGGCTTCCTGTGTATAACCTGCACAAGAAGGGGAGTATTGGGGATCATCGTCACATTGTTGATCATCATAAGCACTCCAATAAGAAGGACAATCCTGACTATAAAGCTGAGTGATATTACATTGTTGCGTTAAATAAGCTGCTGCGTAACCAGTACAGCTTTCACTGTGTAAAGAATTTAATGCACATTGTTGGGTTAAATATGCAGCTGCATAACCAGCACAATTAACTGAAGTTAAAGGTGCTGTTGCACACAGCGATTGATTGGTGCCATCGCCATACAATGATCCGCCATTTTCTAATAAAGTATTCATCGCATTACTGCTGGAGTTCCAGTCGTAACTCACACAGGTTCCAGAAACATTGGTCGTTCCTGTATTGCACTCATCAAAGAAGTGGTAGGTATAAATCTGTGAGGAACTTCCCTGTTCCCCTATCAAGACATCATGGGAGATAATGTCTAATTCGCCATAGCGATACTCATAAGTATTATTAGGGTATAACCAGACTTCTATGCTGTTATCGGAATTAGCCCGATTAAATTCCCTCATCTTATACCAACCAAAAATAGTGTAGTCCTCAAAGGCTTTGGCTTTCATAGCTGAACCATTATCTTTTATCAGATCAGTCCAAAACACAAATAAAGTATTAGTGTATTGTGGTAGAGGATCAGGGGTGTAATCTCCACAATAACTGCCTGTCAGGTTAAAGTGCAAACAACCGTTGGTAGCCATTCTCGCTTGGGTATAGTCATTACCATAAAAGGTAAAGGTAAAACCTAAATCAAAGGCTCCAGAAACTGAATCATCATTTGAGCCTAGTCCTGTAGAGCCTGCTGAATTGGTTTGTAGATCATATAAGTCTTGGTTAGCTTCATAGATATAATCAGCTTTAAGTTGATTAATACCTAACGCAAAAATACCAGCTAAAATTAAACTGGCTGCAAAACACCAAGTCAATCCTTTATCTTCAGATTTAATTCGTGGCGTTTTTATTCCATTCATTTACGCAATCCCACCTACTTCTCCTAAGACCATCTAAGTCTCCTTGAACGTGCTTAGTGTCTTTACACGCTTTAATAAACTGTTTTCTTTTCATCTTGTAATCAGGTCTGTCAGTTCTGTTTTCTTTCCACCCTGCTGATGCTTCTTTACCTATTTTACCCATATATGGACAAGGCGTGCCTGCCATTTCCATAGCCTGGAATACTCTTTCGTCTTGGCAAAGAATTGATACCGCAGCTACTTTCATCCCCATATCATAAATGTACTTACTTAGCTTTAATCGTTCACAATTTTCATCTCTTATAGTTCTACCCCCCGATATACCAAATACTTGCCCCTGAAACGCCCCAGAACGTCCTGTAGTACACAAATCTTGTGAATAGGACATGATACTAGGGGCTATAGCAGAAGCAGGAGGAGCCTTACTTGTTATTTCCTGCTTAATCGTTTGCGTAGTATTGGATTCATTGATGTTCCTGTTGGTGTTATCAGACTTACTGTTATTTTCATTCCTATTAGTGTTATCAGTTTTTACATTAGAGTCAGATGTAGATTGATTCACATTGGTATTGGTATTTGTGTTGTCTGAAGTGCTAGTGCTATTAGATGTGTTGTTGTTTGTATTCACATTGGTATTGCTAGAAGTTGAATTATTGGTATTGGTGTTATTCGTGGTACTCGTATTATTTGAATTAACTGTACTGTTAACTGTGCTATTACTGGTGTTGGTGTTCACGTTGGTATTGGTCGCTGTCGAATTATTCGTGTTCGTATTATTAGCAGTCGTTGTGTTGTTGTTCGTATTGGTTGCGGTACTGGTATTTACGTTGGTGTTATTACTCGTATTGCTATTGACGTTGGTATTAGCGTTGGTATTCGTTGCAGTCGTTGTCGTTGTGTTCGTGTTTACATTGGTATTGGCATTCGTGTTATTTGCTGTGCTAGTTGTTGTCGTTGTATTGGTGTTCGTGTTGGTGTTCGTGTTGGTATTAACATTGGTATTATTTGTGGTCGTATTATTCGTGGTATCTAACGAGTTTTGCTCACAAAATTCAGTACCAGCAGTACAGTCAGGGTTTTCAGGTTCGTTTTCTGCTGAACTTAATGCAACTGAGCCTAGTAACCCTATAAAGAGTAAGACTGCTATAAAGGTTACTTTTTGTTTCATTTCTTATCTTCACCTTTAAAGCTCTTAGAGCTACCTGACGTTCCTGCGTAGAGTCCAAACCAGGCAGCCCCTGCGCCTACTACTATGGAAATTAAACCAGACTGTTCAAATGAGGGTTCTGGCAACTCCATGAACCACATCACCGTGTAATAAAGTAAAAAGATATAGACGGTTAAAAAAGCTCTAGGGAATATGCGCCAACTATCGACAGCTTGGGCTAAAAAGATCCATTTTTGATGTGGATTCTTAGTGCCTTCATCTTCCAGTTCTCTTATTCTATCTTTTAATGTAGATTGTTCTTGAAGTAATTCCATGAATTTACTAAGGTCAATTTCGACCTCATTTCTGTCCATGTCTCCGCCAAATCTACCTCTATCATCACTCATTATTTTCTCCTTTTAGTAGGTTCTTCCTCTTCCTCTTCTTTATCGTATTCCCGATAAAATCTAATTATTCCCAATATTTCTTTTATATACCTAGTAATATCCGCCATATCCATACTCAAATGTTCGTACTCTTTACTGGACAATGAATAAAACGCTCTTTTCGGTGCTTCCCCTTTTTTTAAATTATCTAAGTACAGTTGCATACTGTCGGGGGTTAATATCTCCCAGTCTACAGGATCCATCTGCACCTCCATAGGTAAGGGCGGGTGGTACATGGGTTGTTGTTTAGCGATAGTGGTTACAGAAACAGGTTTAGCTTTAGGCTGTATCATGGAACAACCCGAAGCTATTAAAGCCAGACTAAGTATTATCGCTAACTTCTTCATCAAACTGGTTTGGATCGGTTAATTTTTCTAAATTTTCTAATACTCGTTTAGAAGCTTTATTAATCTTACTTTGCATTAGTTCTGGTTTTGCTAAAGTTAATTCATCTAAGTCGTGTCTGGCAAATGTTTTTCTTAGTTTATTAACATCACGCATCGCTTCCTGTTTTTCTTTTTCTAAAGAAGCCATAAGGGTTTGAGCCTTTTTTTGATTGTTTAGTGCAGCTTCTATGGCATCATTTTGTTCTTGTATTTTAGTTTCAAGAATAATTTGATTACCTTTTAACGTACCTATGTCGTCTTGTAGTCTATCTATATACCACGCTGATCCCGCTACCGTTGATAATAGTAACACACCCATGATCAAAGCTAATTTCATTTAGGCTCCACGGGAACAAATAACCCCTTCTCTATTAGTATTTGCCGATTTACTAGATGTGCTTCCTTTACTAAGGCTTTATTTTCAGCGTTGTATTTTACCGCGTAACACTCTTTTATCATGAGCTCATTAATATTGCGTAAACTGCCCTTTTCGAACTCCGCCCAAACTTCCGCTATTACTCGCCCAAACTTTCCTTTAGAGTCTTTTATTTTAGTTTTTAAGACAATCTTTTTCCCTTTAATACTTTCTTTAAGAAAGGCTTTACTAAGTTTTCCACGTGCTTTTTCATCTTTGTCTCGCGTACGGCTTTCAGGGGTATCAATACCAGCCATCCTAACACGAACAGCATGATGAACATCGAAGCCAAGATCAAGAATAACATCCATAGTGTCACCATCCACCACTCTTTTAACTTTGCATTTATATTCGTACATCTAGTCATCTCCTCTTAGTACCCTGTCTCTTAGTCGTACGGCTCTGTCCCCCACTTGACCAGACCATTTAGAATCCATCATTTCAACAGCAGCCCGTTCCCAATCAGAAACTTGCATAGCCTGAATAAAGTTTTTAAATTTACTAAGACGCGGATGACCTAAATTAAAACACATATTGGCTACTACTCGCTGACGATTATCACTTAGATTCCTCCACCAAGGCTCTTTCATGTCCAATTCTTCACAAACAATTTTTATATCATTATCTAAGCATTCTTTGACTCTGTCCTCAGAAACAGGAGTTCCTATTATCTTTCCATACTCTTCATCTTTTTCCGTTATTAAATGCCCTACTCCCATGGTCGGATAACCGAGATGATCTAAATAAATCTCATACTTATAACCCTCGTCCATAATAAGCTCTTTCATTAATTTATCTATGTTCATAGGATAAGTACCTCCGTTGCCCCGTTGGTAGAAACGCTTAATTTGCCTAAACCACTTACTCCCTCGACCCCTCTTTCCGTTCCCGCATAAATATCTACCCATGTTGCCCCTGTCCACACTTGCAATTGACTGGTGGATAAATTCCAAATAACATCGCCTGCTTGAAAT